GACGGACAGACGGACAGACGGACAGACGGACAGACGGACAGTTGACGGAACTGTCAATAAGCCAAAGGCAAGAGCAATTGGAAATTGTATCAAAGCAAGGTATGATGCCGGTATCAGCAATTTGCGGTCAGACGGAAACTGTGTTGTTGAAAGCAATAGACTTGTCACTTAACAACCCAAAAGAAAAAGATATTTCTAATTGTATTTTGTCTCATGTTTCAAAAGACGGAAATTCAATAGGGAAATATGCATCATTAAACAACGGAGTGATTGAATGCAAGATGTAAAGGTTATAGGTTCATTTGAAAGCAAGTTTGAGAGTACGAACCGAATTTATGACGAGGGGTGGTGTAGTCCAACATTGAGTACAATGCAAGGCGGAAATAAAGAACCGAAAATTTTACAAGCTAGTTCGATACGAATGGTGCGAACGGAAGAGGGCAAAGCATTGAGAAAACAATATGAAAACCACGAATTGCAACACGGATTTAATGAATATCGAGAGCCGGAGTTAAGGAAAGACGGAGTGACTAATACATTAAGTACGGTTCCAAAAGATAATTATGTTTGCGTTGCTATGCGTGGCAGAAATCCGGAGAATCCATCAGACAGAACGTCAGGAGTACATACAGAGCAATGCTTGGAAATAAATCAAAACGGAACGAGTAATACGCTCACAAGCGTTCAGAAAGACAATCTAGTGATGCAAACCAATAATTGCATTGATATACAATACAGAATACGAAAACTAACTCCGAGAGAATGTTGGAGATTAATGGATTTCAAAGATTATGATTTTGAAAAAGCACAAGAAGTAAATTCAAATACACAGTTGTATAAACAAGCAGGGAATTCGATTGTGAAGAATGTGCTTGTTGCAATATTTGGACAAATGATTGATGGAAAGGAAAATGTTTACAAGGAGGTGGTCTAATGCTTATGAAATGTATAAATTCTGGTAGTAGTGGTAATGGATATGCACTCATTTCAGATGATGAAGTTCTACTAATAGAATGTGGAGTTCCGTCGAAAGAAATGTTGCGTGCGATTGATTATCAGACAAGTAAAGTTGCCGGATGCCTTATCTCTCATGAGCATGGTTAAGGAGACCATGCAAAGTATATCAAGCAGTACATGAAATACGGTATCAAGTGTTACACCTCTGATGAGGTACAGGAACGTATTGAAACAATCTATGGAGAAAAAACGATAGGAATGAATCGTATGCACGTTGCAAAAATCGGTTCATTCCAAGTGATACCGTTCCAGTCACCACATAACGGTACAGAATGTGACGGTTTCTTGATTAAACATGAAAAAATAGGTTGCTTGCTATTTATTACAGACGCAGAATATTGCAAATATGATTTCTCAAAAATGGGTATCAACCATGCAATGATCGAGTGCAATTATTCCGAGGATTACTTAGATGTGGAAGAAAATCAAGGTAAAACAAATCATGTACTGCAAGGACACATGGAATTACAAACTTGTAAAAGGCTCATACAGACGATTAACAGTCCAATGCTAAGAAGTGTAGGCTTACTGCATTTAAGTTCACAGAATGGAAATCCTGAACGATTCAGAGAGGAAATAGAAGAATTGGTCGATTGTGATGTAGATGTGTGGGTAGCAGAAAAAGGTATAGAAAGGGAATTACGGTTGGAACCGTTTTAGGTGAGAAATGAAAGAAACATTAAAAGTCAAAGATATTCTTTCGCATTGCGAAGAATCTGCGAAAAAGTGCAGAATTTTAGCAGATAAGGCAATCGAGAATGTCGGTCATGGAGAAAGTGAAGAATCAGCGATTGGGGCGTGTGCGTTCTTCATGCAGGAGCAGAGAATGTATCGGCAGATTATACCGGACATTATAAAAGAGCTTGCAGAAAGTGAGGATAAGGAATGAACAGCATTGTAATTGTCGGTCGGGCGGTCAGAGACGCAGAAGTGAGATATTCCACAGGCGAAAAGTCAACAGCATTTGGAAATTACACACTTGCAGTTGATAGACCGTACAAAAAAGACGGAGAGAAAGAAACAGATTTTATCATGTGCAAGGTAGTTGGGAAAACTGCTGAATTTGCAGAAAAGTATATCACAAAAGGTGTGAAGATGATCGTTCGTGGTCGCATGCAGATTGATAACTACACAGACAGGTACGGAAACAAAAGACAATCAGCGTATGTTTTCGTTGAGCAACAGGAATTTGCAGAAAGCAAAAATGCGAATCAGCAGAATAACAATGTGCAGGCTGGTCCGTCACCTTTTGGTAATATGCCTACCGATTCGGAGGGGTTCATGAACATTCCTGATGGAATAGACGAAGAATTACCATTTAATTAAAAGAAGGCGGTGACAAAGATTGAGTTATCAAAACTTTAGACAAATAAAGGCTATTGAGCAAAAGAATAAACAACGGTTGCTTGAGGTTAATTCGAGGTTAGATGATGAAAGTGGAATTTACTTTCTGACAAGAGAAGATGAACAAGGTTTCCGATACGCTTACATCGGACAAGCAGTACACATTTTGACTAGACTTGCGCAACACCTTGTCGGTTATCAGCATATTGATTTGTCGCTGAAAAAGCATGGTCTGTATTCAGAAGAGAATCCGTATGGGTGGAAAGTGAATTTTAGACACTATACAACAAATTTGCTTGATAAAATGGAGCAGTTATGGATTAAGCAGTATGCGGATAAAGGTTATCAGTTAAGAAATAAAACTTCTGGAAGTCAAGGCGAGGGAAAGGCACAGATTGCAGATTATCGACCGCAGAAAGGTTACAGAGACGGTTTAAAACAAGGAAGAATTAATCTAGCTAGGGAATTATCATCTATCGCAGAAAAGCACCTTAAAATCGAAATTAGAGATGACAAGAAGAACAATAAGATTTCACAGAGACAGTTTGAGAAGTTTAAGGAACTGTTAGGAACCGAAAATTATATGGGAGGAAATTAAATGTGTAACATGAACAAAATTTTAGAAAAAGCAAAAGAATTAGTAGCAATGTTGGAGGAAAAGGAAATATCGGATAAAGTTGAACTTTCCACAGTTTCTCCGGGCTGTGTGATTGACCTTGGGGAAGATGAATTTGTGGTGTTAGACCATGATGATGGCGGAACATTGATTATTTCAAAGGGTTTCATGGAAGAAAATGTGAAATTTGGTGATAACACTGATTTCAATGGTTCTAATGTGCAGCGTGTGTTGTATGAAGATATTCTTCCGAAGATTGAAGCAACTGTTGGAAAAGACAATGTTCTTTCACAGACTGTGAAATTAACAACAGTTGATAATCAGAATATTTATGAAGATGTGACTGGAAGAATCCGGTTACTGACATTTGATGAAGTTAGAAAATACAATCCGTTGATCGTGAATAAAGATTTGGATGATTATTGGTGGACAATGACTCCGTGGACAAGCAATGATAGATGGAAATATCCAATCGCCGTTGTTTCGCCGGTTGGCGGCATCAACGACAGGTTCTACTATAACGGCGACGGTGTTCGCCCGGTTTTGTATCTTAAATCTAATATCTTTGTATCTTTGGGAGGAAAATTCGATGAGAAATAAACTTGAGCAAAAATTAAATGAACTGGAACGGAAGTTAGACGACGGTTTAAATGAATTAAAAAAGTTAAAAGCAAAATTAGAAGCGGAAAAGCTCGCAGGATTAAAAATCGGAGATACCTTTGAATTAATTGGGAAAAAATGGAAGATTCTGGATTCGAATGAAAATGACATGCTATGCATTTGTATGGAATCTCTAGGAGATAAAACATTTGATTCAGAATGCAACAAATGGACATCAAGTAATTTAAGAAATTATCTCAATACAGAAATATATAAAAAAATCTGTGAAGAAATTGGTGAAGAGAATGTGATTGAGTTTGAACGCAATCTGTTGTCTCTTGATGGTCAAACAGAGTACGGAGCTTGCAAAGATTTTGTTTCATTGATTTCGATTGATGAATACAGAACGTATCGAAGTCTGATTCCAAATTTTGATGAATGGTGGTGGATGCTTTCACCGTATAGCACAAAATGTAACGAGGATTCAAGTTATGTTTCCGTTGTTTCGCCGGTTGGCGGCATCAACTTCGGGAACTACGTTAACAGCATCGGTGTTCGCCCAGTTTGTATCTTTTCATCTACGCTCTTTGAATCAGAGGATGAGTAAATGGCAGAAACAGAGTTGCAGGTAATTTTAAAAGCAATGGAACTTTCCGAGCATACATTGAGACTGACATCGAACTGTAACCGTTATCCAAAAAAATATCGGTTTTCACTTGTAGATAAAATGCAAAATAAATGTCTTTGTATCTACGAATCGTTGATGGAAGCAAACCGGACTGACATAAGAGAATATAAACGTGAACGTATGGAATTGCAGACCAAAGCGATTACATATTGCGATGAGATGTTGTTTTATATCGAATTATCTATGAAACTAAACATCATCAATACAAAAAGCATGGAATATTGGTCGAAAATGGTAAAAGATATTAAACACATGACGATCGCTTGGAGGAAGAAAGATAGAGGAAGATAGTAAAATCATAGGTTATATATCGTTAAACCGTTGTTTCGCCGGTTGGCGACATCAACAACAGGAACTACAATAACAGCAACGGTGTTCGCCCATTCTGTATTACAGACAGTCGGAGTAGGCAGCAAGCTGAAACCAGAGAAAGAGATACAAAAAGATGTATGACCTTCCCCAAATGGGTAAATACAAAGGAGTTTATGAAATGGACAAGGACATTATTACGAATTTTGAAAATCTGTACCGCGCTTATAAAAAAGCGAAACTTGGTAAAAGTCATAATGGAAGTTGTGCAAGATTTCAAAATATGAGTCTTGAGGGAATTCATCTGCTGAAAGAACAATTAGAAAACCAGACGTATCAGATTGGAAAGTACAGTCAGTTTAAGATTTATGAGCCAAAAGAGCGAGTGATAATGTCCTGCTCATTCAAAGATAAGGTTGTTCAGCATTGTTTGTGTGATAATATCTTGCATCCACGATTGCAAAATGTGTTCATTGAAACTAATTCTGCCGGGCAAGTTGGTAAAGGTACGTTATTCGGTATGGATAAGTTGAAAGAACAAATGCTGGCATTCTATAGAGAACATAGAATAGACGGTTGGATTTTGAAATGCGACATTGCAAAATTCTTTTACAGTATCAACCATGAGGTCTTGAAAGATATTGTGGATTACTATTTTCCGAATAGTTATACAACATGGTTGAACCACTTGTTTATTGATAGCACGAACGGTTTTGGACTTCCACTAGGAAATCAAGTTGCACAAGTATATGCCTTAATGATGTTGGACTGCATTGATCATATGATAACTGGAGAGCTTGGAATCAGATATTACGGTCGATATATGGATGATTTCTATTTGATACACTACGATAAATCATATTTGAAATACTGCCTTCTTTATATAGAAGAAATGGTTTCAAGTTTAGGATTATCACTGAATGGGAAAACACAAATTTGTCCGTTCAAAAATGGTATTCGGTATCTTGGGTTTCATCATTATATGACGAAAGATGGAAAATATATTCGACGGTTGAATTCCGAAAATAAACGTAGAGCGAAGAAGAAAGTCAGAAATATGTTGCGATTGTTAAAAGCAAGGAAAATAAGTGAGAAAGAATTTCAAAATAAGTACGGTTCGTGGAAGAATCATGCCTCACATGGAAATACAGTGAAGCTGGTACATTCAATGGATTTGCACATAAAATCAGAGATTGAGAAAGGATAGGTTATATAAAACGGTAATTTTATGATAACGGAGTACCTCTGAAATGAGCGGCTGGATAAAAATACATAGAGACATTTTGTATCACGAAATATGGAGTGATAAGCCATTTTCAAAAGGGCAGGCGTGGATAGACCTTATTCTACTGGCGAATCATTCAGACAATAAATGCATGGTCGGGAATAAGGTGGAAGAAGTTAAACGTGGTAGTTTTATCACATCAGAATTGAAATTGATGGACAGATGGGGATGGGGCAGAAAAAAGGTTCAGTTGTTCTTGAAGTTTCTGGAAAGTGAATCCATGATTGTCCGAAGTGCGAACAACAAAAGAACAGCAATAACCATTGTGAATTATGATGTTTATCAATATCAGGGAACATCAAAAGAACAACAAAAGAACAACAAAGGAACATCAAAAGCACACAAACAAGAAAGAAAGAATGAAAAGAATGTAAGAAATTATAATAATTTCGAGCGTAGGAAGTACGACATGGATTCACTAGAAAGTAAGTTGATGGAGGTGAATATGAATGGCAAAATCAATAAAGCATAGTTTCAATGGAAGTCCAAGGAAACAGTCGATAGGATACAAGACTGGTAATATGGCAGCTTTTATGTATGCCGGTTCAAAACGAAAGAGAAAGAAAAGGGTGAAAGGAAAATGAACTGGGTGAACAAAGCACATAAGAGAATAGAAAAGCAAAAATCTGACGAAAAGTATAGTAAGGATTTGAGAAATGCATTAGATTTATTCTTCTTGATCACAGCAGACTATCTGCACAGGCATGAGTGATATTCAAAAAAGAGACTTATTAGGTTCATCGATTTTGCAGTTCAACAACTGCATTACGCGGAAGAAGATAGTAACTACTTTCTCTTGATGAATGAAGCGTTATGTGACGAAACCGGGATAAATGTTTTAAAGGGATTTGTGAGAAAGAAAAAGAAATATAAGAAGTGACAACAGGAATTTTGATACTGGCAGCGTTTCTGATCGGAGCAATGGTCGGGTACTGCTGCGGAAAGGATGAATAATATGGAAAAGGAATTTACAAAAGCAGATTTGAAAGATGGTATGGTGATTGAAACAAGAGAAAGAGGAAGATACCTTGTGCTTGGAAATATAGTTGTAAGAAATGGTGGTTACAACAGGTTAAGCAGATATGGGGATGATTTAAAAGAACATTCATTTCACAATAAAGCATATGACATTGTTAGAGTTTTTAAGGTAAGGAATGATTGCTCGAGCAATTTAGAAGGTCTACTTGAAGATTGCAATCTTGAAATTATCTGGGATCGCAAAGAAACCAAGCGCATGACTGCCGAAGCAATGCGACAGAAGTTGGAAGAACTGACAGGAGAGAAGATTGAGGTTGAACCAAGTAGAGAAGAGATGATTGGTGCGTGTTATGAGTTCTGCAATAAAAGAAAATGTTTGAGCACATGTGCTTTGAGAGATAGCGGAACTTGCACTTTTAGAAACTATTCCGATGAACAATTAAAAGAATGCTACGAGAAGGCGATGAAAGATGAACGAAAAGAAAGTTAGAGAAGCGATATATTGCATGAAGTCATTTGCAGACGATACAGTGTGTGAAGAGTGCGATAACTATGATAGATGTGATCATACAATGGTTGCCGATAATGCCAGAACTGCAATCGAAGCACTGGAAAAGCAGTTGCCAAAGGAAGCAGTAAAAAGAAGTCTGGTCAAAGATAATGGTATCGTTGTTGGACCTGTTGGCAGATGTCCTTGTTGCAATGAAATTATTGATGATACTATGACGGTTTGTGATTGTGGACAGAAGATTGATTGGTCGGAATAATATATTTGAGTTCCCTGCGAGTGACTGTTGGGAACGGAAAGGTGGAAAATATGAAATTATATGTATGCAGTAATAGCACAAATGGAATAAAAAATATTGACGGTATTTATTATTTGATTACGGAAGAAGGAGAATGTTTAGCATCTCATTTGTGTTCTTCTAAGTATTATGCAAAAGGTGATTTATACGAGAACAGACCAGAAAGAATTAAAAAATATACAGAACGTTTTGGTAAATGCAAATGTTTGTATCTTGGAGAAGACGATATGACTTTTGAGAAACTTCTTGAATTAAATTACAAGTTCGCACAGGAAGAAAAATAAGTGAGTAAATTGAGTTTCCTTGGAGAATCTGTAGAACCAGAAGATGCCGAGGTTATCGGAAACATTTTCGATAATCAGGAGTTGTTGGAGGTGGAGAGATAAATGAAAGCACCTAAAGAAATAGCAAGTAAAGCAGAAAGATATAAGGAGCTAAAAAAAGAAATAGATAAACTTTATGAAGAATTGGAAGAGTTTGCTAATGAAAATGGTTTTGAGGATTTTTGGATAGACGGTTTTGGGGTATCTCAAGAACCAAACGGAGAAGAACAAACAGATGGAGAATATTGTGACCAATGGATGCGCGGGGAAGATTCCGGAGATGGAATATATTACTATCCGATTGAAGGAAGTACGCAATATTTTTGGGTAGCATATTCATTTTGATTGGAGGTGAAGTGATGCTAAAACCAGCGCAATTATACAAAGAGAAATTAGAAAAACTTTTTTTGAGGACATGGTACGACCTTAAATATATGTTCTATAGCGGATGGACAGGGAGCGAACTACCAACAATTCCTGACAATAATTATGACGCTCATCATTTCGCATCAGTTGATAACAATGGAAATGTGATTGGGTACATATCTTATCGTATAAGTTGGATAACAATGAGTGCAGATAACTTCGGAATTATAAGTTTTGGAAATCATATAGAGTTCGCAAGAGATGTTTATAAAGTGATTTGTGATTTATTTGAAAAACACGGCATGAATAGAGTATCATGGAGTGCATTTGTCGAGAACCCAGCAGTTAAAGGATATAGAAATTTTATTAAAAAGCATGGCGGTAGAGAGTGTGCTTATCATAGACAGGTTGCAAAACTACTGGATGGAAAGTTGCATGACGATGTGGAATTCGAGATTTTAGCATGTGAATTTAAGAAATAGTTTGTTGGAGGTGGAGTGATGAAAATTCCGAAGAAAGTTCAAAGACTTATTGACCGGCGCGAGAAACTTGCAAAGAATTTGATTGACGTATGTAATGAATTAGACACATGGCTTGAAAAGAATGGCGCAGATTTTAATGATTCTGATTTGGTGGACAGCACGGTGACAGGATGCAGGATTTATTGTGAGCCGGAAAATGCAAAAAGTGATGTTGAAGATTATATAAAAAATAGAATGTGAATTATACTTAGGAGATGAACTATATGGAAATATTAGAGAAGATTTTGGAAGAGGTAACGCAATATACAAAAGATGTATACGAATGCGATCTTGACGATATCGTTGAGTATCAAAGAAGAAACAAAGAGGATAAATGTACATATATTGTACAAGGAATTGAAGAAGCAACAGAGTTTATCCGTTCACACATGGATGAAACTATTTCTGAAATGGAAAAAGTTGAAAAAGAGAAAGTAACAAGCGCAGAGATAATAACCAGACAAATTGATGGAAAACCATATTATCATATTAAGTTTAAAAAAGTCGGTGAAGATGAATACACCATAGGGTATAGTTCTTTCAAATTGGATTATGTTGTTAAATGGCTTAATGATTACTTTGAGTTTTACGGAGAAGCAAAGGTATCTTGTGATGATAACGGTTGGATTCCGGTACAAGGGCGGTTACCGGAAGATAATCATAAAGGAATCTATGATATGCAACTGGTTACTCTTGAAGATGGAGAAGTATGTATGGGAGTGTATAATAATCGCGAAAAAGAATGGTGGACTAGAAAACAAGAGGGAGAAAGATGGTATACAAATAAGCATAATGTTATTGCATGGCAACCTCTTCCAGAACCATACAAGGAGGAAAAGAAATGCTGAGAAAGGCCAAAACAAACGAAGCACAGCGCCGGAAGCAGGCAGAGAGCATCCGGCAACGCGGAATTGAGCAGATGGCAGAGCATGATCCATCCGCGACGGCAAAGCGTCAGATGAATCACAAGCCATATCAGGCTGCGGTGCTGATCCGGGAGCAGGGAGAGCAGATGCGAAGAGAAACAGCAGAATCTTGGTTAAAACGAAAAAATGTATTAATTTAATAGAAAGGAACTTAAGGCTTATGAGATTAGGAAAGTATTTATCCTCATTGACTAAGCCGGAACTTGAAGAATTAAGAGATTTATTAAATTTATCCGATGATGAATATCCGATTTTTGAAGAATTATCTCACGGTAGAAGCAAAGTATATATTTCCGATCAATGTAAAATATGTGTTTCTACCGTGGATAATCGGATAAGAGCAATTCGGAAGAAATTAGAACGGTTACAGAATGGTGGTGTTACCGGTGGCTGAGTTATCAAAAGCTGAATTATTGAATTATGCGGTAGAAAATGGTATAGTTGATATCAACACCATAACCAAGCAAATTGAGATGAATGAAAGAAAAAAATATCTTGAAATGCACAAATATGAAATTTGGCAAGGGGAAAAAGACAACAAATGGTATACTTACTTGCCGGATGATAAGAAAGGGAGGCGTTTACTAAAGCGGATTTCGTTGGAGTCGCTGCAAGAGTGTATTATTTCCTATTATAAAGAAGAAAAATATAATCCAACGGTATATGATATTTTTAAGGAGTGGATTGACGGTAAATTAGATCGTGACGAAATACAAAAATCTACTTGGGATAGATATTACAGACAATACGATGAAAGCATGAGGGACTTTGGAAAAAGAAGAATAAAATCCATTGAGGAATGTGACATTGAAGATTTTATACTTTCTGCTATCCATGAGAACGAGTTGACTTCAAAAGGGTATAGTAATCTACGGACATTAATTTATGGCACGTTTAAGAGGGCAAAAAAGAGAAAGCTGGTCGGATTTAGCATAACAGAAGTGATTTCAGATATGGAAATATCGAAAAAGAGTTTTAGAAAAAATATAAAACAAGACGAAGAGTTGGTATTTTCAGAAATTGAAAAGGACAAAATCATCAATCATATCAAGGATTCAGATATGGATATTATTTCTCTTGGTATACTTTTGTATTTTAAAACCGGTATGAGACCAGGGGAACTAGTAGCGATAAAACAGTCGGACATCAATGAACGTGTTATACATATATGCAGAACTGAAATTTGCTACAAAAATGAAAATAAAAAGAACGTATATGAGGTTCGTGATTTTCCTAAAACAGAAGCAGGGATACGCGATATAATTCTTCCCACCTCATCAAAATGGATTATTAAAAAAATAAAAATGATAAATCCTTTTGGGGAATATCTATTTGAATTAAACGGGAAAAGAATAAGAACATATAGTTTTACATCAAGATTAAAGTCAATATGCAAAAAGCTAGATATTAGTCCGAAGTCTTTAAATAAAATAAGAAAAACTTATGCCACCACTTTAATAGATAGTGGAGTAGAAGAGTCTTTGATTATATCTCAAATGGGACATACAGATATTGATACAACAAAAAAATATTATTACAAAAACAGAAAAAATCTGGAACAAAAAGAAAAGGCAATAGATATGGTTTCTAATCTATAAAGTAATCAAAAAGTAATCAAAGGTAATCATAATAAAAACTGAAAAACCCTTATTTTTCAATGAATTTTGAGGTTTTGAAAGGGGTTCGATTCCCCTCGGAGTCATTTGGAAAGTCCGTATTTACGGACTTTTTTTATTTTGCCAAATGGATTCCCGCGACTGTTCCGTCTGCGACTGCCGTTGATACTTGACGTACTTGTTTTACTCGGATATCTCCGACTGCATAAACTCCTGCTATGTTTGTTTCCATATTTTCATCAACCGGGATAAATCCGTTATCTAATTCTAATTCTGAATATAACTCTGTATTCGGTGTCGTTCCGGCGTAGACAAAGATACCGCATCCGCAGTCTGCGATCTTTTCGACAGAACCTGTCTTTTCATCGGAAATTTCCAACGCTTCTACCTGTTCTGCTCCATATACGGCGTGAAGTCTTGATCCTAAACGCAGTTTTATGTTTGGAGTTTGTTCTGCTTTGTTTTTAAACTCCTCAATGCAGCCGAGTGTATCTTCAAAATGAATGATCGTAACTTGTTTCGCAAATTTTGATAAATACAGAGCTTCCTTTACAGCTCCGTCCGCGCCTCCTACGACGTAAATGTTTTTGTCTGTATATTTTCTTCCGTCTCTTTGAGCGTTCATTCCCATCCCTTTGCCGGTAAGTTCTGCTTCTCCGGGGATGTTGAGTTTTCTGGGGGTTGTACCGTTTGCCAGAACGATTTTTTTTGCATCATAGGCGCCGTCTTTTGTGAACACTTTTTTAATGCTGCCCTGCAGCTCAACTTGCGTCACTTCTTCGTATATGATATCAATACCTGTATTTTCTGCCTGGATTTTCAGTCTCTTGGCAAAAGAACTTCCGGTTTCTTCTGTCATAATTCCCGCATAATGGGTAACGGTAGATACTTTTCCGATCAATCCTCCCACGGTGTTTTTTTCTGTGATCAACACTTTTTTTCCTCTGCTTGCCGCATAAATTCCCGCGCTGATCCCTGCCGGTCCTGCTCCGATGATCACTACGTCATACATCATAACTTCATCCTCTTTTCTTTCATAAATTGCATTTTAAAGTGTTCCCTTAATTCATACTATACACTTGGATAGTTATTTTGTAAAATTATAATAAACTATATATTCATAAATATTTATTATGATAATAGGCATTATATAAAGAGCGGATTATGGATATTTTCAAAATATAATATGAAGAAAACAGTATTGTAAAATCGTTATGAGAGCGTTATTTGAAATTTCATTCGTGACGTCTGTAATATAAATCGAATTTTGATTGTCTTTTTTTAAGAGATAAGCTATAATGAACGCAGAGCTTAAATTAACATTTTCGGTCAGATGCAGCTTGCTTATGAGATGTATCTGCGCGGAGAAGAGAATTGGAGGAAAACAATATGTTAGTATCAGCAACAGAAATGCTTCAAAAAGCAAAAGCAGGACATTATGCAGTAGGACAGTTCAATATCAACAACCTTGAGTGGACAAAAGCAATTCTTCTTACAGCACAGGAGTGCAACTCTCCGGTAATCCTCGGTGTATCTGAAGGAGCCGGAAAATATATGACAGGATATAAGACAGTTGTAGGCATGGTAAACGGAATGCTGGAAGAACTCGGAATCACAGTTCCGGTTGCTCTGCATCTTGATCACGGCAGCTACGAAGGATGTATGAAGTGTATCGAAGCAGGATTCTCATCTATCATGTTCGATGGATCACATTATCCGATCGAGGAGAACGTAGAGAAGACAAAAGAGCTCGTTAAGATCGCTCATGAGAAGAACATGTCCATCGAGGCAGAAGTCGGTTCTATCGGCGGAGAGGAAGACGGAGTAATCGGAAAAGGCGAGTGTGCCGATCCGCAGGAGTGTAAGATGGTTTCCGATCTCGGAATCGATTTCCTTGCAGCAGGTATCGGTAATATCCACGGAAAATATCCGGAGAACTGGGAA